CAACAAACGCCGCTTATTTAGCAGGTAAAATTTGGATCCGTATTACTGGCATGAATGTCGATTTCAATAACGGTTAATTGAGCTAGGTGGGGGTAATTCCCCACCTACACTTGTTTTAAAAGGAGATTGATATGGCAGATGCAGTGACTTCACAAACCTTGGTTGATGGCGAAAAAACTGCTGTACTTAAATTTACCAACATTTCTGATGGATCAGGAGAAAGTGCTGTTAAAAAAGTTGATGTTTCTGCTTTGTCTAAAAGCGCATCAGGTAATGCTTGCACAAGAGCCACTATAGAAAAAATGTGGTGGCAGTGTAATGGTATGAAGGTCAAAATTTTGTTTGATGCGTCAGCAGATGATTTTTGTATTGAGTTGGGTGAAAATCAAAGTGGTCATCATGACTACACCAGCTTTGGTGGTTTAACCAATCCAGCTAGTTCCGGTGTTACAGGTGACATTATGTTTACAACCGTAGGTCATGCTTCGGCTGATACATACACCGTTATTATGCAAGTCAGAAAGAGCTACTAAAATGGCTCGTAAAAGGGACAAACAGCCCCCTAAGACGAAAAAGTATTTCCGCTCTACCAAAAGTGGAGCGGGAATGACAAAGGCTGGTGTCGCTAAATATAAGAGAGATAACCCTGGCAGCAAGCTGAAGACTGCTGTTACGGGTAAGGTGAAAAAAGGTTCTGCCGCTGCAAAACGGCGTAAGTCATTTTGCGCCAGATCCGCTGGACAAATGAAGAAATTTCCAAAAGCGGCAAAAAATCCTAATTCACGGTTACGTCAAGCAAGGCGGAGATGGAAATGTTAAAGGGTATTGCAATTGCTTCTAGCTCTGTCTTCCTTACGGCTTTGCTTGGATTGCTTGGCTGGATAGGGACTTCCATTGTTGATTTAAAGACCGATACAGCGGTTATTGCTTTTAAGGTAGATGCAAATCATAAAATGCTAAAGCCTATGTGGGAAGAATTTACAGGAAGGACTTATGATGACAATCTCGCGCAGTTCCATCCCAAAACAAATTTCAAACCCACCATCAAAGCGGAGTTCTAAAATGCCTAAAGACGCTTGTTATCGTAAAGTAAAAGCTCGCTACAGAGTTTTCCCGAGCGCATATGCTTCAGGGGCTATTGCAAAATGCCGAAAAGTTGGTGCGGCTAATTACGGCACTGGAGGCAAGAAGAAAGCCAAGAAGAAGGCCACTGGTGGTGCTGTTACAATGAATAATGGAGGGGCAGTTACAAGGGCAAAGCGGCCTTCTAGCAATCCAAATGTTGCTAGAGGGTGCGGTGTTGTCATGAGTAACAAAAGAAAAGCAACGCAGTATTCGTAGGAAAAAATGGAACCAATTTCGACTGCCCTTGCAGGAATAGCATTATTTAAAAGTGCAGTTGATGGCATTAAGAGTGCTATTGGAACTGCTAATGATATATCTGATATTGCTGGATATATTGATAATCTTTTTGAGGGCGAAAGCCAAGTACAGAAAAAACGCAACAAGAAATCCGGCGTGGGTGTAGGTGATCAATTTGGTGTTGCGAATGTTGCAAGAGAGGTAATTGACGCTCGTCTTGCTAAAGAACAAATGCAAGAAGTAGCTAGTTTAGTTGATATGCGGTTTGGTCACGGAACATGGCGTTCCATCGTAGATGAACGGGCTAGGCGCATACAGGCTGCGAAGGAGGAGGCTGCTGCGGCTAGACGAAAAAAAATACAGGAAGCCAGAGAATTTGAAGAAAGCCTAAAACAGTTCTTTATGATTAGTGGTGTTGTAGTTGTTGTTATAGTACTTTTTGTTGTAATGATTGCTGTGATAGCAAGGGCAGAAACTAAATTTGTTGAGTGTAGGCTTGAAAAATATAAAAAAGTAAATGGTGAATGGCATTGTATTTATTTAGGGGCAAATAAGACTAGAACATCAATGATAGTAAGTGAATTTTGTCCTAGATCTTATATGTGTGAATATGATCCGAATAGTAGTGATAAGCTTTTAGAGTGGTGATAGGGTTTTAGCATGGCGGTAAGGAAAACCAAAAGTGGTCTGGCTCTCAAAAGATGGTTCAAAGAGGACTGGAAAGACGTTTCCACGGGGAAAGCGTGTGGGCGTAGCAAAGGTGATAAACGGAAAACTCCATATTGTCGCCCCTCCAAACGTGTCTCCTCTAAGACTCCCAAAACAACCAAAGAAATGACAGCCGCTGAGAAGCGTAGCAGGGTATTGCAAAAGAGAAGGCTTGGGCAACCAGCAGGTAAGCCAAGAAGGGTGAAGTCATTAAAGAGAAGAAAGAAATCCTAAAGTTAATTGAAGACTGGGTTATGAATGATTTAAGTGTGGTGGACCCTGATCTGGGTTTTGCTCCTTGTCCTTATGCAAAAAAAGCATTTAAGGAAGAAAAGTTAAAAGTAGTTGAATGCGTTAGTAGGCAAGATTTGTGGGAAACTATAGCGGCACAATGCAAGAATTTTAGTGATAAGCATTCAATTATAATTTGTTTAGAAGAGGAGCCATCACAGACATATGAAGAAGTCGAAGCAGCTTGTATTGCGATGAATGAGTGGTTTGCTTACAATAAAATGGATGTTTGGCTGCTTGCTTTTCAAACGAATTTTACGATGGTATTCATACAAAGATTGTCAGAATTAGATGATGCTAGTCAAAAGCTAGAAAAAATGGGATACTATGAAAACTATGATCCTCAAGATTATGTAAATTTGATTTTAAACCGTAGATATAGGAGACATCAAAATGGTAGGTGCCAAAAAACAAGCTAAACGCATGCGTGGCGGCGGTGCAACTGCACCCAAGAAGATGATGGGTGGCGGTGCTGCTAAAAAAGCTAGAAAAATGCGTGGTGGTGGAAAAGTTGCTCCTAAGAAGATGATGGGCGGCGGTGCAGCTAAACAAGTTTCTCCTCGCAAAGCTATGGCTATGGGCATGATGGACGGAGGCAAGGTGAAGCCTAAAGGAATGAAGGGCGGTGGTGCCGCTAAAGAAGCAGCTAAGAAGAAGAAGAAGTAATGGCTGTTTCCGGGTCAACTGATTTTGAACTAGATGTAAGTGATTACATTGAGGAAGCTTTTGAGCGTTGCGGCTTGGAAGTTAAAACAGGTTATGACCTAAAAACTGCAAAGCGTTCTTTGAATTTAATGTTTGCTGATTGGGCTAATCGTGGCTTGAACCAGTGGACTATAACGCAAAGAACGCAAGCCCTTACTCAAGGAACTGCTAGTTATACTCTTGGCGCAGACGTTATTGATGTTTTGTCTATGGTAGTGCGAAGAAGCGACTCTGATTTGTCTATGAGCAGAGTTAGCAGAGATGCTTATCTGTCAATAAACTCCAAAGACACTCAATCCCGTCCTTCTCAATTCTTTGTTGATCGTCAAGTAACGCCTGTAATTAAAATATGGCCTACACCTGAAAACAGTACAGATGTACTGGTTTATGACTCTCTCACAAGGATAGATGACGCTGATACGTTTACTAATACAGTAGACATACCATTTCGATTCTATCCATGTTTAGCTGCTGGGCTTGCTTACTATTTATCCATTAAGAAAGCGCCAGAACGAATACAGGTGTTAAAAACCATATATGACGAAGAGTTTGACAAAGCTCAAGCAGAGGATCGTGATAGAGCGTCATTCAGTGTAAGCCCTAACCTTCAGTTCTATAGTATTAGATGATGGGAAAGTTTGCTTCTGGAAAAGATGCTTATGGCATTTCTGATAGATCTGGTTTCAGGTATCGTTTGCGTGATATGCGTAAAGAATGGAACGGTTTGCTTGTTGGAAAAGACGAATGGGAAGAAAAGCATCCACAAATACAACCTGTTCGTCACGCTATAGATGCTGAAGCATTAAGAGATCCAAGGCCAGACACAAATAATATCATTGGTGTTACCGTTTCCTTTCCAATATTTGATTTAACTACATTGTTATATCAATCAAGAGCGCCACAAGCGCAAGGCGCTGTAGGCACAGTTACAGTGAGCGTATCATGAGCTATACATACACAACATTAAAAACTGCCATTCAAGAATGGACAGAAAATTCTGAAACTACTTTTAAAAACAATTTAAGTTTTTTTATTAAAAATGCAGAAGAAAAAATTCTTAAAGAGGTTGATTTAGATTATTTTCGTAAAAATGTAACTGGGACAACAACTTCTGGTAATCAGTTTTTGGCTGTTCCTTCTGATTATCTTGCTTCTTTTAGTTTGAGTATTACCAACTCAAGCACTAAAGAGTTCTTGTTGCAAAAAGATGTTAATTTTTTACAAGAGTTTAATCCTGCATCTGCAACAGGTGTGCCTAAGTATTATTCTCTTTATGATTATCAGAATTTCATATTATCACCTGTTCCTAATGATGCTTATGCCGCTGAATTGCATTACTTTTACAGACCAGATAGCCTTACTACAAGCAAGTTTGTTTTGACCGTTAATAGCGTGAGTGGAACATTCGTTGACGCTGAAACAATTACAGGTGGCACCAGTGGCACTACAACTACTATTAGCGAGGTTTTGACAACAACAACTATGAGAATTGTTATACCTAGCAATGATTTAGCTGTTGGAGAAACAATAACAGGCGGAACCAGCGGTGCGACAGGTGTTGTTGTTTCAACTAGCGCAGACGCAACCACTACATGGGTAAGTGATAACGCTCCTAATACTTTGTTGTACGGTTCTTTGATTGAGGCATACACCTTTATGAAAGGTGAGACAGACATGCTTCAGCTTTATATTGCTAGATACACTGAATCTATCCAGAGTTTAAAAAAATACGCAGATGAGGTAGAGAATAAAGACGCATATCGTGAAGGGCTAACTAGGGCAAAATAAACATGAAAATAGCTATTGTTGGGCTTGGAGGCAGTTATGCCGACTACATAGCCGCAAGAGTTGCATCTCAAGAATTTGATGAGATTTGGGGAATAAATTGCATTGGAGCTATTATACACGTTGATAGGACGTTTATGATGGATCCTGTGACAAGGTTTTTAGACACAGAAAATGCTGGTTCTCAGACGGGTATAGCAAGAAAATTTCTGTCCAAAAACACAGCGCCAATTCATTCTTGTGTGCAGCATAAAGATTATCCAGCCATTGAGCTTTATCCTTTAGAAGAAGTAGTTAAAACAACAGGTTATTGTTATTTTAACAATACTGTAGCTTACGCTATGGCTTACGCTGTATGGAAAAAAGCAGAAAAAATATGTTTGTACGGCATTGATTTCACTTATAAAAATGTAAACATGGCAGAGTCAGGTAGAGCTTGCGTAGAGTTTTGGTGCGCGATTGCGGCATCTAAAGGGATTAAACTTGAAATTGCTCATCGTTCAGGCTTGTTAGATACGAATGTTCCAGAAAATGAAAAACTTTACGGTTATCATAGATTGGACGATCCGTTGGTTCAAACAGTTCAAGAGGGTAACATTTTAATTACAAGGCAGTCTGAGATAAAGCCGCCAGAGCCAGTGGAGTCAGGCCCTATTATTTTTGGGAGACATGATAATGTTTGAAGTTAATATTGGATCAGTGGGATCCGTTAATGTCGTTTCATCTGACAATGGTGGTTTATCTAATGATCAGATTGCAGACATGGCAGCAAACAAGATAATGTATATATCTGACGAAGCTCCAGAGCCTATTCGACTACAGGCAGAAGCTTTTAAAGATAGAGTAAGAAATTTAGTGCAATATTATGTAGAGTTGGCTAGAAGGGAAGAACGTGCTACAATTTGCGCGAAGATCCGTGAGGCGGGTCAACACCAACTAGCTGACGCTATAGGGAGACTGTAATGGCAATAGCACAAGCAATGTGTACCGCATTCAAGCAAGAATTGATGTTGGGTACGCACAATTTTGCAACGAATGGTAACGCTTTTAAGCTTGCCCTGTACGCAGAGAGTAGCGGTGGAAAGTCTAGCACGACTGCAACTTTGGGTGCTGCAACCACGGCATTTACCACAACAGGTGAGGTGGCTTCTAGCGGTACATATGCAACAGGAGGCGGTGCGCTTACTAAAGTAGCTCCAACAACATCTGGAACCACTGCATTTACTGATTTTGCGGATCTTAGCTTTACAACAGCTACCATCACTGCAATGGGTGCATTAATTTATAATGACACCAATAGTAATAAAGCTGTCGCAGTGTTGGACTTTTCTTCAAACAAAACGTCTACTTCCGGCACGTTTACTATTCAGTTTCCAACAGCAGACGCTAGTAACGCTATCATACGCATAGCGTAGTGAGTGAACCGTGGCTAATGTAACGGGTTGGGGACGCGGCACTTGGGGCCAAGACGCTTGGAACCAAGCCATACCGGTTACTGTCACGGGTGTTTCTGCTACAGGATCTGTAGGAAATGCCGCCGCAATACCCTCAATAGAAGTTAATGTTACTACAGTAGTTGGCACAGGTGCTGTTGGTGCTGTCACTGTCACTGGTACAAGTGTAGCCGCCCCAACAGGTGTAGCTGGCACAACTGCCCTCGGTGAAGAGCAGACAAATTGTTCTGCAAATGTTGTTGGTGTTGGCGCGGTAGCCACAACAAGTCTTGGTGAAGAAGCAATCAAAGCTTCAGCTTTGGTTGCTGTTACTGGAAATGTTGGCACCAGTGCGCTTGGTTCTGCGTCTGTTGTCGGGTCATCTCTACTTTCTTTAACAGGAAATGTTGGCACTGGCGCAATTGGTACAGTTACGCTAGAATCCAAGTATTTAGTTACAGGGGTTACAGCGACCGCAAATGCTGGTATAGTTCTTGTATATGTAGATGTTACCCCCGTGCAAACGCCTAATTGGGTGTCTGTTGCAGGAGCAACAATAAATTGGACCGAGGACACCCCGTCACAAACGCCTTTGTGGACCGAT